TTGGGACTCGTTTTGTAGTTCTTTGAGACTGTAACAGATGTCGAAGCTTCCTGCCTTCGTTCGTTCACTTCCTGCTGCCTGGGCTACATGCCCCATCTATGCCAAAGGCGTCAAGCTTCCTTCCGGTAAAGAGGCTTGCGGCAAATCTCCCCTCGGTAAGACGCACCACGAAGACTGGTCTCCTGCTGAGACTGCTCTGCACATTGAGCGTCATCCTCGTGAGTTCAAAGCTGTTGGTGTTTTCACCGGACCACGCAGCAATGGCTTGGTCATTCTCGACATTGACGCCAACCTGGCTCAGCTGAAAAAGAAGTGGGGCGAAGACCTCAAGGCTGCGCCGGTCGTCAAGTCAGCCAAGAGGAATGCTGCGAAATACCTCTTTTACATACCACGGGAGTATTGGGGTGAGGTTGATGGCCTGAGTCTTAGTGCCACCAATGAAGGCTGGGAGGTGCTGTGGGGCCGTCAGGGGCTTGTAGGCGGCGATTACAAGGATCAGGGTGTCTATACGCAGGAAGGTGACTTCGAGGCGATTCCAGAGGCTCCTGAATGGCTTCTGGCGTACATGAAGGAGTCTTTTCGTGGCAAGCAAAAGACTGGTGACGGCAGAAAAGACCCTCGTTATGGGATGCGCTCCAGTGAGGAGCTTTGCCTCATCGTTAAAAACTGCCTGTCGGTAGTTCAGCCGCAGGGACGCGGCAGTGAAGACCAGTGGTGGCGCATTGGCGCAATGATTCACTCTGAGCTGCCTGGTGACGACGGACTCAGGCTGTGGCGTGAATGGTCGCAGCGTGACGATGAATACGCCGACGACTGGCAAAACAACAATGACCCATGCGCTGACCGTTGGGAGTCAGGGTTTAAGTCAGGCGGTGGCTTGGGTTTGGGCAGCCTCATTCAGCTGGCTGATCACTACGACCCAGACAGAAACCGTTTTGTGAATGACCCTGCTGCCAAGCAGGTGATTGAAGAAATTAGCCAGATGCCTGTTTCGTACAGGCAAGCAATTCTTCCTTTCCCTGAAGTTATGGAAAGGGCAATGAAATACCTGGAGCTGGATAACCCAGCTGAGATGAACTACAGCCTCAATGCTCTTGCGCTCCAGGCTGGATACCGCGACCAAGCTGCGCTTGAAAAACTGATCGTTGATCAAATTCAATTCGATGGGGCAACGGGGTTGATGGGGGCGCAGGATTTGATGGACAGCGATCAAGAGCGCAACTACTTGATTCCTGATGTGTTGCCTCACCCCTCTGTGGTGCTGATTTATGGCGCTGGCGGTGACGGCAAATCCATGTCGGCTTGGACTATTGCGAAACACATTGCGACTGGTAATCCGTTCATCGTCAGGGGTAAGCCCGTTCCAGTCGAGAAGGGTCCGGTGCTGCTGCTGAATGGTGATCAGCCGCTTGTGCAGCTCAAAGAGCAGCTTCAAGAGGTTGACTACCCGGCGGATAGCGAAACGTTTATTCAGACCGACTGGGCGCTCCAGCGGTATGCCCAGTTCGTGAAGCTGATGCACGACATCAAGCCGAAGCTGGTGGTGATTGACTCTCTGATCGGCTGTAGCGGTGGCCGTGCCTTTGACGAGAACAAGAGCGACTTCGCCACGCCGCTGTACTGGTTGACCCGGAACAACGGTGTGCTGTTCCCTGCCACCACGATCCTCATTGTTCACCACGCCAACAAGCAGGGCGGCTTCAGGGGCACCTCAGCCATTCGTGACGCTGTGGATGAGACCTGGGCACTTAAGAAGCCCACGAAGGAGCAGGTGGAGAAGGGGATCGCTCCAGCACACTCTCGCCTCATCACCATCGAGAAGAGCCGTTCTGGGCGCTCTGGAACGTCTCTCCTGATGCGTATGGAGGATGACCTCAGCTTCTCAGTGGCTGATTTCACCCCAGAGGTGGATCAGAGCAACACCTCCCCCAGCAGCGTTCAAGACCGGGTGCTGCAGCGGTTGCGGGTGATTCACCCTCGAACGGCAACTAAGACAGACCTCAATGCCGATCCACTCGTTGGCGGCAAGGTGGCGGCCATTGGAAAAGCGCTCCAGCGGCTGACTAAGCGGGGTCTCATCACTGAAGTTCTTCTTCAAGACGAAACGAGGTACACAAAGAAGACGTACCAAGCAGTCCTCGCGTGCGGGGCCTTGCCTGAAGTTGTCCACCTTAAACAAACCCCTTCTGCTGGAACGGATGTGAGGGTGGACAACCAGGGTGGACAGGAAGAGTTGTCCACCCTGCAGCATCCACCCACCTACTTTTACGAACCACCGGAGTTCGGCGGCTTTCCTCATCGCAGCTCGGCTTCCGTTGAGGGTGGACAACTCCCTGCTGAAACGGCACCTTGTCCACCCTCAGAAGCCAGTGCTGGAGCGGAAAGTGCCCAGGGTGGACAACCTGAGCAATATCCCCGCGCGAGGGAGGAAGAACGGACCAGGGATGAGTTGAATGCGTCTCGCGATAAGGCGTGGGATATGTGGAACGTTCCGTCAGACACCTGAAAACCCTGTATCTTTATGGGGGCCTAGTGCCCCCTTTACTACAACAACAACTTGTGGCCTACGACATTACAATCCCCGAACCAGTCCTAAGCGCAGCCAAGCGGCTCACACTTGCAGACTTATTGGACTCACCCGCATTCAATCTTTATTTGGTGAGTGCCATTGGCAACAGCCTTCAGACGTTCCACAAGTTCGTGGAAGTTACCGAAGAGCAAGACGAGTTTTTGATGTTCCGCCTAGATCAAATCCTCAAGAGCATCCCTTACGAGACACGCAGGGCCTGTTTTGATGAGGTGGGGCGTTTGTATCGCGAAAAGCGTGAAGAGCGGCAGAACTTCAACCGCTAACGCCCTTCCTGTGCCTCACTCGGTAGCCAACCTTTCTTCACCATTTGGTTGATGGTGTCCTGTTGGTGAAGGTAGAGCTGCATCAGTTTCACTGACATCTGTTGCAGCTCACCTATATCTGTGCAACCCTCAATCTTGCGGCGGAATCGCTGGAGCGCGAAGCTGCGGTGCATCTCCATCATCCCACCTCAATGACTACTACATTATGACCAGCTTCTCAAATAGTGGGCAGACTGGTAAAAGGCTGAGGCGTTCAATGGAGCTAACGACCCTCACTTACTACCAAGTTTCTGAGGTCGAAGGTTTCCTTGCAGTGGTGCGTTTTACGGCCTACAACCCTGACGGATTACCGGAAGCTGTCTGTGAAGACTTTTACGCAGACGATCCAGAGGAGTTTTGCAGGTTAGAGGAGGACGTGGAAAAGGCGCTCAGAGGCGGCATCGATACTTCCATCATGAGTTCTTATGAATCAGACACTTTCCCCGTCATCAACACCTTCCTTACGTTCTGACGTGCTACATTTGATGAGTCCCTGCCAGACTAGGCAATGACTGACACCTTGATTGAGCTTCAAAGCTACGAACTTGTCGAAGGCCCCTGTGGTCTTTTCGTTCGTTTCGTCGCCACTATTGCTGACGTAATCCAAACGTCGCCTGCAACACGCTTCGACCCACCAGAGTTCGGCAGTGCTACCTGCCGTGGCTCTATACCTGTCGGTGACGACGATCCACTACCTAAAACTGAACAACAGTTTGTTGACCTGGCTCGCGAGGTTGACGACTGGCAACCCATTCAAGACCTCTACTAATGATCGACAACAGCTACATGGGCCGCAAAAAGCGGTACGACAGTTTTCCTTTCCAGGTGCAAGCGTGGCGTGAAGGCCGCTGGAATGTTGTAAGCAGTCACATGACTGCTGCTACTGCCCAGAAAGGTCTTGCCACAATCCGCAAGTGCCAGCCTGGCTCACCTCACCTTTACCGCCAAGTTCACTGCACAAGCAACGACTACATCTGGGTCGATCCATCCGACAAACAAGCACTTAACGCATCATGATCATCTCCACCTACAAAGACGAGTGCCCTTTCTACGCACCAACCCGTTGGTCGAAAGAAGTGTCTGGTACGCCTGAGTTTCTACGCACCATCCGTGAAGCCATGGAAGAAAGCGTCGATTATGTCGGTGTCTTCGACGATGCCGGTACTTGCAAAGGTATTTGGTGCCGTGAAGCTGAGGCTGAGTACGGCGAAGGCGAGTGCTACGACGTGATGTATGTCGTCAATCAGTGTTACGTCCTAGAACGACCCAATAGCAGCTGGAGCTTTGACTATGTCGTCAAACGACTTACCGACAAGTGATGTAGTCAACTCACCGGCCCACTACACACAGGGCCGGTTTGAGGCGATTGATGTTATCGAAGATGTCGTTCGCCATGCACCAGACCCGGTTAGCGGTATGCTGCTTGCACACACGTTGAAGTATCTGCTTCGCGTGTGGTTTAAAGCTTGTCCGCACCAGGACGCCTCAAAAGCTCGTTGGTATCTCAACCGCCTGATCCAGCATTTGGAATCAGAACAAGCGGCTGAGCTGTACAAGCGCCTCGAAGACAACCCTCCTGCCTTTGATGACCCGCTCCAATGACCACACCTCTTTTTGACAACTCGCTCGAAGATCTCTCAACTGAGAAAAAGATCTTTTTCGCACGCACCAACGCCAACTGGTATCTCGACGATTCCGGCTGGTACGCACCAGATGGGACTCATGAGTCCAACTGGCAAGGCGTATTTCCTGAAGAGCACCTTTTCTAAATGACCTACACAACTTATTTCGGCGTCGAGCATCTCGACAAAATTTCGTGTGCCACCACGATTGCGTTTGATACGGAAACGCTCCAACTACAACCAAAGGTGGGCAAGCTTCGGTTGCTTCAGCTTGGCTGTGAGTTGACTAAGTCAATCGTTGTCATCGACATGTTTGATGTTGATGATGAAGCAGACCGCAAGCTTAAAAACTTTTTTGAAGGCGGTGATCGGCACTGGATCGCGCACAATGCTGTGTTCGATTTGGCTTGGCTGCAGGAAAACGGTTTTAGGCCGCATGGCCGCGTTTATTGCACCATGCTTGCCAGCAAGCTGCTCAACAACGGCAAACCAAACCTGAAGCATGGCTTAGCCCACTTAGCTAAGCGTTACTTAGAAAAAGACATTTCGAAGGAGCAGCAGGCGTCTGATTGGGGCGCACCAGTCCTCAGTCAAGAGCAGCTTGAATACGCTGCTAAAGACGTGGAGATTTTGCTAAAGCTTGATGCAGTCTTACCTGGTCAGATTGCCGCTGCAGGTTTAGACCCTGCTTATACGCTCGAATGCAAAGCTCTTCCGGCAATGGCGCACATGTGGCGCACTGGGTTGCCGTGGAATCGTTCCAGCCTTGAACAACTGCGTAAGGATTACGAGCATGACATTGCTGCGCTTTCTAAGGACTTTCTCTACGAACTTGACGAAGCCCTTCCGGCGGAACACAAGTTGCCAAGAGAAACAGATGGTCGATTGGCTTATCTCAAAGAGAAACTCACAGAAATGGGCAATGATGACGTACTCAGAGATAAATGGTTCAGAGAAATTGAAGATATTGAAACTTCCCCGGCGGTATTTAACTTACGACCCAAAGATGAAGGCAGCATTAGGTTGGGAACCAAAAAGTACAAGGGCTTTAATATCAGTTCGCCAAAACAGCTTCTGGAGAAATTCACCGCCTTGCTCGGTGGTGAACAGCCAATTGATGCAAAAACAGGCAAACCCAGCGCCAGTCGTGTTGCGCTCCAGGCTTATGCGGCTGATCATCACGTTGTTCAGACCTATTTGGCTTGGAAGAAAGCTGAGAAACGCCGCCAAATGGTGGATTCAATCTTTGAGAAACTTGACCCCGATGGTTTTGTTCGTGCCAGCTATTTGCAGCTCGGAGCCGAAAGTGGCCGAATGTCTTGCATCAAACCCAACAACCAACAAATCCCCAGAGACGAAGCCTTCCGTCAGTGTGTTGAGGCTCCTGATGGTTGGCTTCTTGTGGATGCTGATTTTGGTCAGATGGAACTTCGATTGGCTGCTGCGGTCGCGCAAGATGAACGCATGATCCAGGCGTTCCAGGACGGTGAAGACTTGCACACCGTTACTGCTGAAGCTATTGGTTGCAGCCGCCAGATTGCCAAGTCTGCAAATTTCGGCCTGCTGTATGGCAGTGGTGCGAAGGGTTTGCGGAACTATGCGGCTGGCGTTGGCGTCCTCATGCCTGTTGAGGAAGCTGCTGAAATTCGTAAACAGTGGCTCGACACGTACCAAGGAATCGCCAAATGGCAGCAGGAAAATGGCCGTCTTGCAGAGAAGACTGAACGCAATA